GGTAATCCACAGACAGCACGTCTTGCTTGGACAGCACGTTGCGGTCAGCTTCAATCCGAAGATCCTGCTGCACACCCTCAAGGATGGTGCCGGACTTCATCATGTAGCAACGGAACTCCTGACGGTTGCCAGTGGAGGTCGGGTCATTGATGTTGACCTGAGAGTCAACGATGACGCGGCAACCAGCAAACTCACCAACCTCACGAGCGCCGACGCCAACACCGCCACCACCCCAAGTCACTGCGCCAGAAGCAGCAAGTGCAGAGGTAGAGAAGGTCAGCAGGCCCACCTGATACAGGTAGTAAGCCACGGAGGGGTGAACGATCAAAAGATCCATCTCCTCACCGCGCTCACCCAGCTTGGAGCGAGCTTCTGCAACAGTTGCAGCGGTCAGGTAGTTGGCTTCGCCGGTAGAACCGGAACCACCAAGCTGCTTCTCAAGACGGTGACCGTTGAGAGCAGTGTGGAACAGGCCGGTCAACTGCTCAAACAGACGAGCAGTGTTCAGCTTGTTGATGGCATCAGCCAGTTGGTTGCGGATGTGAAGCATCGGGTCTTCACCAGCGGCCAAGACTGCAACATCATCCACGGCGTAGGCAAAGCCACGGTGAACGATGGATGCAATCTGGGTTCCGGTGCCGATCTTCTGAGGAGTCAGATAACCAGCGCCACTGGTACCCCAGGTAGCGGTGCCGTCAAAAATCTCTTCCGTAGGAGACACGGGGTTGAACTCAGGAACCTGAATTCGGGTGCCACCTTCACGGGCGTCGAGCAATGCATTACGCACCACAGCGCCAGACTTGATGAACTGGCTACGTTCTTTGATTGCCTCAGCCACATAGGTGCTGAGATTATTCCTTTTTACGATGTCCGCCAGAAGGACACCGCCGGAATAATTCTGAAATGGAGCGGCCATTTCTTATTCGGGATTGAGGTTTGCGGGGTTCAAGTCACGGACTTGAGGTGGTGTCCCACGGGGACTATTTACCTGCCTCTCTCTTGAGCACGGCTGCAAGATCGGGGTCGGTAGCTTCCAAGGCCATTTGCTTGGTTAAGTTAATACTACCTTCCAACCAAGGATTAGCGATACCTGCGGCACCAGCAGTTCCTGTAGTTGGCTTGGCACCCATACCAGCTTGAGAGCTTGGTTTGAAATGATGCTCGTAGCCAGAACCGGGGTTTTTTAGTTTGGCGAGATAAACATTGATGTCCTCTTCAACGCCACCGTTGAGGACTTTGACACTGCCGTCTTCTGCTTTTTTCAGATTGCTCTGAACCAGCTGAAGCATTTGCTCGGCGTTGATGGCGCCGGACTGACTGATCGCAGACAGCGCAGAAGTCTTCATTGCAGCAGTTTCGTTAGATGTACGAAGATCTGCTAGTTGCTGCTCTAGGTCAGCGATTTGCTGGTCTTTGGTTTGCGCGGTTTTATTGGCTTCTTCCCAAAGATCCTTCCACTGGCCTTGATCTTCCAGTGTTTTACGACGTTGTTCGTCTTGTTTTTTGTAAACGTCGTCGAGCTTGCCTTTGATGCCTTGAAATTTTTCCTCAGCCTCAGTGGCGCGTTGTGTCAACGCCTTGATTTGCTGCTCGTAAGCAGCAGTGTTGTCAACGATGTTGACGGAGCCTGTCGTCTCAGCCACGGGCTGCTCAGAGGACGCCACGGGCGTCTCCTGAATGACTTGTTCTTCCATTATCAAAAAGGAATTTACTCTTCTACCTTACTAGCTTTTGCTTTTCTGGTTGTTTTTGCTTTAGTTGCAGGTTTTGCAGCAGGCTTGGCAGATGTCTCAGAAGATGGGTCCCAAGAGTCAACAAGTTCCCACTTGTACGAACCATCAGCCTGCAATACCTTGTCGAGAGACTTGGCCATGAGTAAGTAGCAGCAATAGCTCTACTGTAACTCTGGTGCGGAATCTTGCGACTCAGCCGCTGTAGGCAGGATTTCACCTTGAACCAGCATGTCGCGGAACTCTTCGCGATCAATCACCTTGTCCTCAAACAGCTGCGCCATTGCTGCAATGTCCTGACCAATCAAGCGTTGCAGGTCAAAGTCACGGCTGATCTTGACCTCAGGTGGCTCAAGGCCCAAGTAATTAGCTGCCATGTTGTAAGCCTTCTGCAAACCAGACTCCAGATCCATCGACACCATCGACAGCATTGAATTTGTGTCAATACGATCCAGACGGCGTGCGTCAGCAGATTCAGCAACAAACTTCTGCTGGCTCAGCGTGCTGATGCCCAACGTCGCCATCTGCTGCTGTAACTCTTGGATTTCCGCCGATTGAGCTTCAAACGCGCTTGCCGCAGGTTCCACGTAATAGACCTTGTTACCCGGCTGGGTCGCCATCGCGTAATTAACGCTGATAGCCATGTCCTTCGTTTGGTCGTCCCAGCCCTCAAGAACAAGCATCGGTTGCGAAGCGATGTGGAGACTGTGGATAAGATCCGCTTGCCGCTGATAGTGGGCCAGATTGAGATGAGCAATGTCCAGTAGCGGTGGCTTGCTGGTCAAGGTATCGGTTTTGTTTGCGTAGACCGTTACCAATGGAATCTGACCAAGCGAGAAAGCACCAGACTCAACCAGCTTGTACTCCGACGTAGCGTCGGATTGATCGAAGGAAGAGGGGTATGGAAAGTTCCCTTGCATCTCTTTTTTCTGCTCTTCTTGCCTAAAGACGCGATAACGACCTGGCTCGATGACACGTACTTGGTCATAACATTTTTCGCCAAACTCGCCGTCAGGGACTACAGCCTTTTCCCCAATCCGAACTTGTGTAAGGTTTCCATAATTGGTTTCGCGGTCCAGTCGCCAACCGTAGACCTGAGTGGGATCCACCTCAATCCAATAGGGCCGACGATTAAGAGCACGCTCTTCTGCAAGACTTCTCGCGTCCGTAGGCGCAGGAAAGTCAACCAGCGTGTGACAGTGCCCATACGTCAGGGCACAAATCAAGAGTCGTCGAGCGTACTCATCTAAATCTGAGCCACACCCATCAACGTCCTTGTTAAAGACATCTGTCCAATAGGGATCACCTTGGACACTAATTGGTTTTCGCAGAATCAACCCAGCAGCAGCTCGCAGTAAACGCTGGGTGTAAGGCGTAAAAACTGATCGATTGACCCGTGCCAGATATGCGGAGTAGTCCTCACGGGGCTCTAGAGGCAGGAATGCCTCGCAGTTGTCACGTAAATACTCCGTGCCGTTGGTAACGGCCTTCATGATCTCCCAGCCCTTCATCTGGTCGATCACAGCCCGTGTTCGCACGAACGGACTATCAACACTTCCCATGTAGGAACTGCTGACGAGATGCGTTCTAACGAGACCAGGGACGGAGTAAGTCATGACACCTCAGAGTTGAGCTATTAACAGCCCCATCGACGACGGGCCGCTTTACCCCGTTCACCAGTCCAATTACGACTTCGAGCGCAGAAAGAACGCTTACGGGCAGCTTCTTCCTTTGTCTTTGGCTTGCCTGTAACCGGCGGTTTCAAATTAGAACCCGTCTCCCGGTTGTACTTAGCCCGACCTTTAGCGGTCAGGCCAGCACCTTTACTAGCAGGCAGCTTCTCGCCACGGCCAACACTAAGGTTGGGACCACGCTTACGCTTTTTGCGCTCTGCCATCGTCCTAACCCTTATTCAAGGTTGGAGGTGATGGCGCCGCTGGTGACGAAGTTGCAGGTGGCAACGACCAAATCGCCAACAGTGGATGCAATATCCATGCTGGTGATAATGCCCGCAAAGCTCACGCTGTCAGTACCGGAGGTGGTGCCGGTAGTAAACAGCTCAAACGTGGCGTCTGCAGGGTCTGCAGCAGTAATCACGTCTTCAATAAATGCAGCCTGACCAGTTGCATCTGGGTCGTAAACCAGCTCAACGGTGCCAGAACCGCTGATCATGCTGCCGACAAAGCTGCGGAAGGTGTCACCGTGATCGGTAACGTCCAACGTATCTTTGGTGATGTTCAGTGTCCAGCTGCGGGTTCCAACGATGGTGGCATTAGAAGAGCCAGCAGCGTCAAACTGGACCGCACCTTGCTCTCCGCGAAGGATGGCCATGAGTAGACATAGGAAGGGTCTATACGGTTGATTCTAACCGTTCACAACCCACAAGCCATCTCAAGACTTCTTCTTTTTCGCCTTACGCCGCCGATGTTGATAAGAAATCTTTTTTGAACCCGTTTTTTCTTTCTTAAAACGAGCCTTTTCCGCCGGACTCATTTCTTTTGTGGTTTTTGGCGTCTTATCTGACACCCTGCGCGATGGTCTACACGCTGGATACGCCCTGTCTTCGCCTTTGGAGCGGCCACAAGGCTTCCCGGTCTTTATATCGACCCATTTCTCGTCAAACCATCGGCCAAGACCACCACGGCCTTTACTTTTTGGTTTTGCGGGTTTTCGTGGTTTTTTTCGTTCCGCCACTGGTTGCCTTCTTGTAGGTGCCGCCGCGCTTCTTATATTCGCGCACCAGCCACGCATTTGCATACGCGCTCGGATAAACCGCGAACTTACGCTCAGCTTCCGCTTTTACGCGGTTGTAAAGCGCCCTGTTGGTTGGGACGTTTTCACTTGCCACAGCTGCACCGCATCTTCTTGCTGCCCTTCTTCATACCCTTCTTCTTGCCGTTGGGCTTTTTCTTGCCACCGGCTCCGTAATGACCAGGCATGACAAATAAACAATGGGATACACCCAGTTTAACTGCTCTTAGAGGCGTATTCCAGCGTTACTTGACGCCGACTGCCCTCAGGTGACTTCCAACGCGAAAACTTGACCAAAATCGACGGATCCAGCACCTCTTCAGGTGGTTGCAACGTCCTCCAACGGTGGTCACAGTCGCGGCAAACACGGTCTCGTACTGAATCCCCCTCCTGTGACGTGTATTTCCCTAAAACACGAGTCTCATTTGAGCCACACTTTGGACAAAGGGGCGCGTTGAGCGGACGAAACATCCTTAATACAGGCGGTATGTCGTAGTCCCCATGGCCTCAGGCTTGGCCAAGTTGAACTGCTGAAGGACAAGATACCCGAAAGCGTCGAACGCATGGTCCACTCCCAAATTTTTGTTAGGTAGCCCCGTCCCAGGGGCATAGGTCAATGTCCGCAACGACTTGATCAGCTCCTTACACCTCGGATGGATCTTGACCCTGCGCGTTCCAGAAGCATCCATCAGGCCAGTGTTGACCGCTGTGATCTTGTCTCGGATCTTCCACGGTGATCTGGGGCTTTGAACCGTAAAACCACTGCGTCTGAGGATTGCGTGGTCCGTTACGCCGACACCACTGGTCTTTCTTGCACCGCCTGTTGGGTCAGGGCAGGCAATAACTCGACGATCCACCCCATACCTACGGGTGACCTCTTCCGCAAAATCCCAGGTTGTGGCCCCGCCCGTAAGCATGATCTCGTCAAACACGTACAACGTGTCCTGATCTTTGACTGCACAGATGCCAGACATAGGGTCAACGTTGAAGTCAACGCCCAGCAGCAACGGTTGGATCGAAATGTCCTTGGCATCGGTTGAAATGTTGTCGTTGGAGAAACTGATGGCAACCAATCCGGTGAGGTTCTCGAACGACGCTTCGAATTCTTGGCGAAACGTGCGCGAATCAAGTTGAGCGCGGGCTGCTTCGACCTCCTGCTTGCTGACGTTTCCTCCTTCAATCGTTGTATAACTCCATCGCTGCCATAAATCTTTTGGATCTTCCTCTACATAACACCAGAGATCGTAAAACCAACTAGCCGTCCCATCAGGAGTTGAAATAAACAGTGCCCAGCCCTCTTTGTCCGCTAAAGCAGGTCGAATTACCTCAAACCACACCTCTGGCTCCATAAATGCAGCCTCGTCCAACACAACACCGCTCAAACTGCGGCCCCTCAACGCCATTGCGTTCTCTGTGCCCTTCAATTCAATCGTTGAACCGTTGATTAGCTCGATTCGAAGGTCGGTTTCGTTCTTACTGTGAATCCAGACCTTCGGAACCAGCTTTTTTAACGCTCTCCACGCAATATCCTTCGCCATTCGATACGTCGGAGCGCAATAGAAAAACGTTTCGCCTGGTGCGTTCAGCGCTCCACGCAGCAGCTCAACACAAGCCAAGTACGACTTGCCGAATCTGCGGCCTGCGACCAGCACCCTGAAACGCTTGTCGCACTTAAAAACTTCGCCTTGCGCCCAGCGAAGCTCAATTGGTTGCTCTTTTACTGCCATGTGCTCCACATTAACGGAGGTTTTCAACCCCTACCCCCCTTCAAACCGCTCCAGCAAGGGGTAGTATCGAGGAAAGGTAATCAATTAAGGCAATGAACGTCGGACGATCGCCTGATGCTGTCGTAGAAGCCCGTATCCGGCGTTTGTATCGTCGTCAGCTGGATGGCTTGTCCGCTCGGGCACTTGTTTACGATCACGCTGAGAAAGAACAGGTCTCAATCAAAACCGCTTGGCGCGATTGGGCAGCCGTAAAAGAGCTGGTTGATGAAGACTGGAAGAATGACCGCGAAAATATGCTGGCTCGCCTTCAGCACATGCGGACTAAGCTGTTTCATCAGGCTCTGAAGAAGGGACAACTGCAAACTGCAACGCAAGTGCTCGACTCCATCGGACGTGTCATCGGTGAGTCCGTTGAAACCGTCAACATCCAAGCACCTGAATTGACTATCAAAATTCAGGACAAGCCCGATTGACGATTCGATAAACTCGACCCGACCCCCGTCACCCAAGCCTCCCATCACTGGGGGGCTTTTTTAATAGAAAAAAGAACTGTTTAGCGGATATATATTTAGGTTCCCCGCGACAGTCCGGCTCTTAAAATTATTGCAGTTGCGCCCCCCACCTATGCCAACTGACTGCAATCCAACAACCGAAACCAACAGCATCACTGTTGAGAATCGTTTTCACTTTTCACTGAAGACGTTTTCACATGCATCAGGAACTGATAAGTACTACTTATCAAAAAAAGTTTGCTCAGCGGGTTGAAACCGTCCCGATCTGTGCAATGATTGGTTCAAGCGAGAGGAAAACAAACTCTCGTTCAACACACAACACACAAGCAACACAATGAACAAGCTCACCACAGAACGTTTCGATGCGCAGCATTGCGCAGTCAACATCAAAAGCTCTGAAATCACAGTGAAGAACGAGACGCACTGCGTCGAGCTTCGCTACCTCGATGAGGTCAACGTCCTGGAAGCCGTCTGCAACTACATCGAGCAGCGCCACTGGGATCGCAACGCGGAAGAACAGCAGCACAAACTTCTCCGCGCCATGGCGCGTCTTGATGAAAAGATCCAAGCAGCCAAGGCAGAAGCCAAGGCCTGACACCAAACCAGCGCAACAGGCGGTCAACACGGGTTAATCCTGCCAGTGGCCGCCTACATTCTCACCGGATCGCACCTTTTCACCGCTGCGGTCGCATTGTGAGAGAAAACCAACCACACAGAACACAATGAGCCGAACACTTGAGAAGGCCATCCACGATGGCTGCATGGCACTGTTCACCGTTGGCATGATCGGCACGCTATGGCATGTCGGACTAGCGCAACTGGCTGACGTACCAGTGCAACACACAGGCACCCAGGCTTATCGGATGGTGGCGCGATGAGCTTCACACACTATCGAGTCGAGGCGGACTTCCTATCAATGCAGGGGAATGTCATCGGCCCTGGTGCAGTCTGCCGAACAATGGCAGAAGCCGACGAACTGGCAGAGCAGTGGCGCGGCCGATCAAATCTCAAAAATGTCCGCATCATCGTGAGGCGTTATGGGGGATGAATTCTTAGTCCGGTTTTGGTCGGTTGACGTACCAGATCCGCAGTACGTTGGCCGCTTTTGGTCATCGGACGATGCTGAGGACTTCTGCGATGAGCAGAACGGACGGCTGAACCTGTCTGGCATTCCTACATCAACGGCCCACTATTTCGTTTGCTATCCCTGAAATGTTCAAACTTGAATTCGAGACCGACAACGCGGCATTCGGTGAGACTGACTGCGAGACGTTCCAAGAAATTGGATGGATTCTGCGGCAGTTACGAGCGCGAATGACAAGAGAAGCGGCGAACGACTGCGGCGGCTGTCGTGCCACACGATGGATTGAGCCGATCCGCGATGCCAACGGCAACAGAATTGGCAGCTTTACCTACGAGGCAACCGAACAATGAGCAACCGAACCAGAATTCGCTCCCGTTATGGGGTGACAGACTATGCGTGGCGCAAGCTACGCGACTGCGAGAAGATTCTCCACAAGTGGAGCGAGGATGAGTGCAACGGTCGCATTCAATGGGATGACGACACGGGAGAACCCCACCTCTACCGCAAGGACAAGTGGGGGTACTACACGGCCAAAGGTCGCCCTACATTCAACTTTGAAGACTATGCGTTGGATCGTGCCCGCAAGACTGCGCAACGGTTCGGCCTGATGATCTACCACCAGTCGGACCCTAGAGGTTGCGCCCTGTATGTATATCGACCGGAGGATCTGAACGGTTCACCGATCGAAAATGTTTACCCAACCCAAGCCCTCGCCATCTGCTGACCCATGAACATCAAAATGCGAACTGTTGACGGCGATCCTGCCGTCTGGCCGATCCATCATTGGTTCCTACAGGAAGCCACCAATGAACAATTCGAGACCGTGGCGGAAACAGCCGCCATGGCTCATCAAAAACTAGAAATCTCAACATGGATGCACGGTCGCTTGACCTACCTACAAAGCAAAGATGCTAAGGGCCGATTCGTTTATGACGTGATGGGGGACCAATGAACCACGCCTTAGACCTGAGAGCCGAACTGATCGTTAGGTCACTGATGAGAAAGTTCGGGGTTGATCGCGAGAAAGCTCTGCTGCTTTATCAACAGCAACGCCGCGAACTGATCGACCGCCTTTGACTCACTCACCCGCTGTCGAATGGATCGTCGTCCGTTCCACACGGCAACGCACAAACTTCTCCCGGAGCCAGGTCAATCGACCCGCGTGCTTCCGTCCATCCGATGAACCCTTGTAGTGGTGCAACGCTTCGAGGATCAACTCCAGTTCATCCGGGGAGAGAAATTCCTTTCGTTCCAATCAACAACACCCACAACAATGGCCCAAGACTACAAACCCAAATCACACGCGGCAGCTCTGGCGGTAGCCCTGCTGTTAGCGGTGACAGCCACAACCGATGAAAATGCAGAACAGGCGCAGGAACTAGCTTCCCACATTGCCTGCAAGCTAAATGACGAGGTGCAACTCGAAGCCGTGAAAGACGCGGTAGAAGCTTGCATCAACTACTTCCAGGGGCTGCCTGTATGACGTACTGGCAGCTACTGCAGGCCCTGCAACGACTGGGGCCTGATGCACTTCAAAAGCAGGTGAAGATCTGCGATGACAACGCCCAGACGTTCAACGTTAATTCGTTTCTGACGGGTGACGCCACCGAGGACTACACCGACGATCCGTTCCAATCACTGTTGATCTTATGACCATCCGCACTGACGACATCGACGATCTCCTGCCGTGTGAACTGCAGGAGCCATGGCCACCTGAATCTGAGGAGGAGATCGAGGAACGACGCAAACAGGCTGAGTTCCAAGATTATTTGGATTCAATCCCTGACGCTCGTGAGCGCAACAGGGGGCTGACATGAAGCGTTCCCAGATAGCGAAGGAGTCCCACCAAGGGCACGCCAAAAAGCTGCTGGACATGGGCTTCCAAAAAGCTGATGTCGCTGCAACGCTCCAGCGCAACTATCACCTGAGTCGTGCAACCGCTTACCGCGATGTCGATGAAGCTGACCAAGCTCGGGAGGTTGAAGATCACAAAATCGAAGCCGATCCCGTTCCAGGTATATCCTTCGCTGATCGTGATGCACTGATGAGGATGACTCGCCAGCTGTTGATCGACGCCTACAGCGAAGGCAATGTCCAAGACTACGCCCGCCTTGTGCGGGAGTACGAAAGACTTGCCCGCATGGGTGGCCTGTCTCAAATCTAACGAGACGTTTGTCTCACATCCTTTCAATGATTACCTACAAAGAAGCCACACGCGCCATCAATCAACTGCTCTCCTGCACCATGGGCCGAGCAAAAGCCAAAGCCTCAACCCACCTTGAGCACAGCCCCTTAGAACGCATTGAGTTCTGCTTGAAGCTGGTTCATCACGAGGTGCAGGAGATTGTGCAGAACACTGACGCAGCAGAGCTGTCCAAGGCCCTGGTCTCTGGCCGGATCCAACTGGACAGTCTCAAATCTCTGAAAACCCTCGCTCAACTTATCGACGAACTCAACTGGGAATGATGCACCCTGATCTTCAAATCCAAGAGTATGCCCTGCTGATTGATTCAATCGCCTGGGAGCTGGACTTTCTCAAACAAGCTGGCTGGGGTGAATGCAACCGCTATCAACACCTAGTTGATATCCAGAAACGCATTCAAACCTTTATTGACCAAGCACCACCTTTCTAACAATGACCCACACCACACTCTCCGAAAATGTCGAGGAGTTCAGAAATGTTCTCCAAGCTGGACTTGAACAGGCTGGCATTGATTTGGACCATGTTCACGGAAAAGTTATTGAAGGAACAGCAGCGGCGGAACGCTATGGCACTGCCTTTGTTTTTAGCCAGCACCTTGTTGAAAACTGGGATGACTTGAAATCCAATGATGAATTGTTGAATGATGTCGTCCTCGTAACCACCTCTGGGCTGGTGTTTAGCGGCGGAGCAAAGCTTCCGTTCCACCTGCATCAAACGCCTGGTGTTGTGGCTGCTATGTGCATCGTCGCAATCATCCTTCAAGAACCCATCAAACCCCCCGTTGACCTCAAATGATTAACGAGTACACCCACGTTGAGAACATCCTCAAAGATCTCAAAGCCATCATTGAACGCGAAGACAAACGCCACATGATGGATCAACATCTCACCACTTCAATGAAAATGCTTCTGGAGGATGAGATTATTCCACAACTTGAAAATGAGCTTGACTTCGATCCAACACCCCAACACCTTTGGGATGAAACCGGTGGCGAGCCTCCTATCACTCTTAAGGAGATGCACGCTGCCGCTTACAAACAAAAGTTGGACATGCACTCATGAGCAGCATCCTCAACGGCAACAAGAACTCACCCAAGGGTTCTCGCGTTCCAACAGATCTCCTGCCTACTGCTATCCGCTATGAAGCAGCTCGGGCGCTGATCTTCGACAAGTTAGGCCAGCACAACCGCTCCAATGAATGCCTAGTCCTCAAACGCCACTACGAGCGGCGTGCAATGGAAGAGTGCACCTCCATCAATCCTGAACACACCGATGTTTGAATCAAAAACAGTCACACGCCAAGAGCAAACCCTCGTCATCGACGATGCTGAGATGATTGGCATCATGCCCGGTGGAGGTGAAAACAGCTCCTTCGTCGTCAACTTCAAAATGAATCGTGATGGCGTGGAAACACACCTCCACGTTCACCTCCATCGCTCTCACATTGAAGCCATCAAGGGGGCACAAGTTCTCACCGTTCCACAACTCAAAGCTGTTCACGCTAAGGCTGCCAAGGCAGAGGAGGTCTCGAAAGAGGCCCCAAAGCCTCAAACGGAGGTCGTTGAGATTCCTAAACGCACTCCGTTGACTATTGAAGGCAAGATCACAGTTCTCGAACCTGGTCCTGCTGAAGACATCAACTGGAAGGATCCAAAGCTCAAATCACCGCCGAAACGCCAGCAGGATTCTCGTCGGCTTTCATTTAAGGAAGTCGATGAGCTAATGCACCAGGTGTTTCGTTGGTTCCCTCGTTGGCGACAGAACAACCGCAAACAAAAAAATCGCAATCCAAACTACCTGACACTAGAGCGCTTCTTACACGTAACGCTCCCAGGCCAGTTCGGTATCACCACTGAAGTTGCTAAAAGCATCTACCAGGGTGATAGCTATCGCGCTGTTACCAATGGATACCGCAATCAATGGAGCATCCTGATTCGCAGCCTGAAAAAAAGCAACATGGAATATCAATTGCCTATGTACCTACGCCAGAAATACGATCCACACAATAATTAAGCCCAAGGCCAACCCAGCTCCGCATCCGCAAGCCACACATCCGGATCGTTCACATTGATTGGACGCTCCGCTACATAACCTCTAAACAGGCGTTTCATCTCTTCTGGTGAGACGCCTGCTTTTTCTGCTGCAACCCAAACGTTGCATTTACCGCGATACAACAGATCAAACGCTTCTTCCACTACATAACCTCGCCGCTCAACAACATCTCCTTATACAAGTTGTTCCGCTCGGTCCACCTTGCTTCGCATCCTCTCATCTCCAGCTCATTCAGCGTCCGCAGCTGGACATTGCCGTTTGGTTTCGCAATCACCACTACTCCAGCTGCAACACGAATCCCGGCTCGTTCACGTAAAGCAAGACTGTACGCCCCGAGCTGGTCCTGATGGTCCTTTAACCACGCTTCTGGCTTGTCAGTGCCACGGCTCGTCGTTTTGAAGTCACAGATCGTCAAACCTAGTGGTGTGTCAATCAAAGCGTCTGCCGTTCCAGCAAAACCTTCGTCACTGCTGACACTGAACTCTGATGCGTGGATCGCTGTAACGCTTCCGCTCACCAACCAGTCGGATAAACCTCTGGCGTACTCACGGGCTGGCCATGCAACTTTTGGTGAACCCTCTGACGCTTTCTTGAGTGCCCAGCTGGTGATCGCCTTTGGAGGTCGAGCCAATCCATCATCCCAGACCTTCCATGAGCCTTTCTTGTTAGCGCTCTGTCGAGCCAGTTTGGCTGCGGTCTTGAGAACATATTCACAATGCTCATGAGCAACGGTGCCACGGTTACAAGCAAGGTCACGCTCCAAAGCACTGCCAGCGCGTTGTGTCCAGCGCTCCAAAGCATCCTTCTGTGATTGAGGGGCGGTGTTCTTCAGGATATGGGTGACGGAGTGGTAAATCTGCCCATGTTGATCCCTGTAAACACGGAATCGGCCTGAGTTGTCTTGCTCTAGCTGCCATTGACGCAGCGAAGCCAAGGCGTCTTGTGGATCAATCGTCATGAATGGCTTTTTCCTGCAGCCACCTTTGACGGAGCTGATTTTCCTTGGGCTCTACCAGGTGAGCGCTAGAAACCACCCCAGTTAAATGACCGACAGTCACAGAGACGCACCCGTCTTCCATAAATGTCGTGATTGTCTCGGGTGGCTCCATAGACACATCTCCCCAAAACTAATATACACACAAAAAAAAGGGGGCGCTAGGCCCCCGCTCAAAAATCAATCGTCGTCAGCCCAATAAGGACTGTTTTGGTCTTTGTCTAACGGCTCCGTAATGGTGCCGCTTGCCTCTGGCATAGGAACATTTGAATGACCAAGCTCATAACCTTTCATCTGGACCAAAAGGCGCAGAGAAATGTTTATGTCATGAAGCCACTTGGCGTGATTGTCCATGGTTTCATTTAGCTCAGCCAAGTGCTCATCAATGTTTTCTAGGCTTTTACATAAATCTTGCCCCCCAATATGGGGAGAAAGCTCAGTAAAGCCGTTGGCTACACCGCTGAGCGCACGCTCAATGCCCTCAGTATTGAAATACGGAGTTTCGGGAAGAGCACAGCAAATGTCGTCAAGAGATCCGGAGATAGAAGCTAGAGACTCAGTGATATGAGGCTCCATTGATCAACCCTCGCTGAACGGATCACCGCCAACCACGATCCGATTTAGGTCGAAGCCAGCCTTCTCAGTGGCTTTCCAGGCTTTCGCCATCGCCACCTCGTCATGCTCGTCCTCGTCACGAGGAACGATCAGCAACTCGTAGCGCACCATGTCAGCTTTGATCTTCGACAGCTCGAAGTCCCAGTCCAACAAGTTCTTGTTGTACTTCTTGTTCAGGCCATACTTGGCGAACTGACGGCCCAATGAGATGTGTGCGACCTCAAGGACTTGAACCTGATTTATGTCCCAGTTGTAAACAGGCCAAGTGAGACATTCAACCGGTTTGCGTACACCGGTTTTGTCGTAATTGAGGCACTGGCTGTAATCATTGCCCAATTCGAGATTGATTTCTTCAGCTGTTGGCTGATTCATGAAACGAAAAGGTTTCATCTTCTCGTTGGCATCAACTCCCCAGACAAGCCAGTATTGAAGCGGGTCTTGCTCAAGCAGGGCAAAGTTTGCAGGCTTGCCTTGCTCTAGCTTCGTGTAACGCAAATAGCTCTCGGTAGAGGAGCCTCCTTCGTTGTCGCTGTTAATGAGCGAGAGATAAGAATCGGAAAGATTCACTGAAAGTTACCTTTTTTGGGTGACACGTTCAGATGAACGCCCCAGCAAGCTAGGCCAGGCCTGTTGGCGCTGTCAACTTGCGGTAGGATAAAAAAATCCCGACCGCTCCTCGCCCAGCTCAAGCGAGAAATGGTCGGGAATTTTACCAACAACTCCCGAATAGTACACGATGTTTTCGCATTTCGTCAAGTCGCTGCCTGAAGCGCTGGTCTACGCAGCCATCTACCGCAAGGGAGCCAAAATGCCTGGCGGCAAGCTGGCAGGCGGCAAAAACCCCACCAAGGAATCCTTTGATTTCTTGCTAGGCCCAGCAGACGTTGCCCTCGCGGCTCAGCGCAACCCTGACATTCAGGCGGTTGGCATCTTCACTGGCATTCGTGGCAAAGGCATCGTCATCCTCGACGTTGACCGCAACCTCAACAAAGTCATCGCTCGCTGGGGTGACACACTCGAAGGCGCTCCGAAGGTCACGTCAACCAAGAAAAACGCCGCCAAATACATCTTCCGCGTTCCAGAAGCGCTTTGGAATGAGGTTGAAGGTCGCGGCCTTGGCGATGAGGATGACTACGAGATCCTCTGGAACAGCAAGCGTCAGGGCGTCATCTACGGCGCTTACCCCGGCGGCAAGGTATCCGTTCCAGGGCAATACGATCTAGAAGGTGACCTAAACCGCATCCCTGTCGCGCCCGACTGGCTGCTGGCTGAGATGAAACAGCCGCCTAAGGCCATGATCAAACGCGACCTTGACTTCAGCGACCGGACTCGGGATGAGGTCTGTCAGATCATTAACGACTGCCTCAAGGTCATTCCGACCCAAGGCAAAGGCAGTCGTGATCATTGGGTCAAGGTCGGAATGGCGATCCACTCTGCTCTGCCTAACGACCTTGGTCTTGTCCTTTGGTCAGCCTGGTCAGCTGAAGATCCTGATTTCGCTGATGAATGGGCTGACAACGAAAACCCTTGCGAAGAGACCTGGTACTCCTTCAAAGGTTCTGGAGTAGGCCTAGGCACTCTGATTTGGATGGCGGATCGTGCCGACCCAGAACGTCATCGATTTTCGGAAGACACAAAAAAAATCGTAAAAGACGCTGAAGAGAAGAAGGTCCAAGAGTTTCGCCACGCAACTCTTGATTTCGAGCAGGTGATGAAGCGTGCTAAGAGCATCCTTGAAATCGATAACCCTGCTGAGGTCAACTACAAGCTCAACTCACTTGCGCTTCAAGCTGGTTACCGCGATCAGTCCGCTCTTGAAAAGCTGATCGTTGATCAGATCGCTTATGAGAAATCTCAATCCCTGATGACTGTTGAGCAGCTGATGGAGCTTGAAGTCAAGCGTGGCTACCTAATCCCTGATGTTCTCCCACACCCTTCAGTCATCCTGATTTACGGCGCTGGTGGTGACGGTAAGTCCACAGCCGCTTGGACTCTTGCTAAGCACATTGTCAGCGGCAAAGCCTTCAAGGTTCGTGGCGCTGACGTTCCAGTGCAGCAAGGTCCTGTCCTTCTCTTGAATGGCGATCAGCCGTTGATTCAGCTCAAGGAGCAGCTGACTGAGAACGACTTCCCAATCAACGATCAGACCTTCATCCAGACCGACTGGCAGCTTCAGCGCTACGCCCAGTTCATCAAGCTGATGGAGACCTACAAGCCCAAACTGGTGGTCATCGACTCCTTGATTGGATGCTCTGGTGGCAAGGCATTTGACGAGAACAAGTCTGACTTCGCAAATCCCTTGTACTGGTTGACCAAGAACAACGGTGACCTGTTCCCAGCCACCACGATCTTGATCATTCACCACGCAAACAAGAACGGTGGCTTCCGTGGCACCTCAGCCATCCGTGACGCTGTAGACGAGACATGGGCGCTTCAGAACCCAAACAGCGCTGAAGTGATCAAGCAGCAGAAGAAGCTTGAGAACCGCCTTATGAAGGACGAGCGGATCGAAAAGCATGAACGGGTCATTTCTATTGAGAAGAGCCGTTGCGGGCGCTCTGGCACCAAGCTCAAGCTGGGTCAGGACCAAGACCTCAACTTCTACATCGAAGACATCACTCCTGAGGTCGATTTCGATGACACCGCTCCAGCGACGGTGCTTGGTCGGGTTCTCAGCCGCCTTCGTGTTGCTCATCCCGAATCTCGTACCAAAAACGATTTGATCCTGGATCGCTTAGTGGCTGGCTCTCCTGCTGCCATCAAGAAAACGCTCCAGCGGCTGGAATCTCAACAGCTAATCGTCTCTTACGTCCCAGAAGGGTCTCGTACCAAGCAATACAAGGCAAACCTCGCGTGCGGAGAGGTGTGGAAGGTGTCCCCCTCTGGTACGTATGCCAGTGTTGACAACGGATCTGATGGGGGACAACAGGATGGGGACACACTCACTTGTCCCCATCTGATGAATGGAACGGTTGAGGTTGACTTTAGCGAGGAAGAACAGGGACAAATCTAGGTGTCCCCATGCCCTGTCCCCACCCAAACCCATTGGTACGACTGGCATCTGGGCTTTGGGGACATTTTTTTCATTTATACGCGCGAGACATGAATTGGACTGAAATCTTGAAGCGGGGCAACGTTCCAGAGCCCCCTGGCTATCACGAGACCATCGCTCGTCTACAGTCCAAGCCAGACAAGCCGCGTGTCAAACCGTCTCAAAAAAGAAAAAAACCTAAGAGACGTAAGTAACATCCCCCCATGAAAGAAATCAAAACTTACCTTCCTGAAGAGCTGGTTGATCGGCTCTCCATTGAAGCCAAAGAAAAAGGTGTTCATCGATCAGAATTGATTCGTGAACGCCTCTCTCAACCACCCAATCACTTAGGACTCACAACCAGTGATTTTCACAAAGCTGTTACGAAGGTTCGTCGTCGGTCCAGCTATGGTCTGGATAGGCAGCAAGCTGAAAGCCTTGTCGCCACTGTCTTCAACGAACTTTTCAGCGACAAAAATGACGACTAAAAAAGTCCAACTTCACTACTGTCAGACCGCTGACGAACATTGCCCGCTTGCAATTACTCGCTTTACCTCGTTTGACTTAGACGACAAACCGCTTAGTGTCGAGCAAGTTATTTATGAATCCAACATGGATTATATGGAGCGACAGGTTATCAATGCTTTGTCCTGTAATGTCGAAGTCAGTATTCTCACGGCAATTCCAATTCATGAGTTCAAACGACTTCATTACTTGTTCAGTAGTGACAAATGAACATTCAAATTTTTCGTCATAGCAAAGAGTGGATTGTACTAACTGATTCCTGCACGCTAACGTTCCACCAAACGCTTGCTGGAGCGATGCATCATGCCGCAACCGAAATCGGGGCGTCAGATCGTCATGGAGCGTCTTGGCAAAGCAATCCAACTCTCGACAACAGCTGACCTTCAACGGGCTGCAATGTTCCTAGAAGGAGCCAGAAAAGTTAGGCAAGGCTCTCGCAGACAGCGCACCAACAGCCGTTCTGCTCAAGCGACTGCTTGGGAGAAAAAAGTTGATAATTCAATAACGTGGTAACATCGGTCTTTAATGTATTAGCGCGTGGCACGAAAGCACGGCTATCGCCTTAACATCCAAGTGCTGTTTGAGCCTGCTAAAGGAGATCTATTCTTAAAGCTAGCCAAGAAGTTTGATACAAAACCGTCTGTACTGCTTCGTGAACTTGCCTACAAATACATTCAGGACAACTTTGACGAAGCTGCTTTTGCAGAGGCAGAGGCTTTTGACCAAATGAAACGTCAAGAGGGCATCAATGCCAAAGTTGAAGGCAAAGCTAGAAAGGCTTGGGAAGCTCTTGATTTAGACAGGCTTATTCAATCAGAGCAAGTCATCGACGCATCCAACTGACCAATGTGGCCTACTGCTTGTTTGAGCAGCTTTGCCTGGTGCCAGTTAGTCCGAACCAAGGTCACGCACAGCGTTTTCAACGCACTTTCATCCGTGCAACTCTGCACGTCTCGAACATTACGCTCTAACTCCAGCTCCTCCTCAAGGCTCTGGTGGACAACCATCCAATCTGCCCAGCCCATTTGTTACAGAGTGTACTTTTTGGAATAGTAAGCAGCGTTTTCGTGTATGTCGATTACTCGCTAACCAAAATCACCCAACCCGTACCAGGGCCTTCAGCCTGCCAACGCTGATAAAACGCTGCCTGTCGCACACGGACGTTACGTCCCAGATGCGGATTGCTGTGACCACCTTTCTCCATTTCTGGGTAGCCACGAGGATCTTGCATGATCCACTCTGGATCGTTGCTGTTCTTGCCTGCGTAACCACTGATAACGCTCCAATGGCCACAGCCAAGGCCATTGCACATTGGTGGTTCGCCACGGAGCATGTTTCCAGCGTGCAACCAGCCAACCAACACTGGTCTACCGTTTTCGATTTCAAGCTCCACCATGTCAGCATCACCATCCTTTCGGAACTCAGCTTTTAAGCCAAGCGTTCCTAAGGCTAAGAGCTGCGCGTCAACTGAAGTCGTATCGCCAAACTGAGCACGGATCTCGTTGTACTCATCATCTGTTTTGACCTTCTTGTAAAACGCTGCCACCATCGCAGCCGCTGAACTGAAACACTCGCGGTATCCCGTTCCAGTCTTGTTGTCGAGCTGTCTGAAGTAGGGCATATAGATCTGCTGGTCATACCCACTTTCTTTCCACGCCTGAAACCAATCTGCCTCGTGCTCCTCCAGTAATTCCGCTGGCATTGACTCCTCAAGCTGTTTAATTGCAGCCAGCTGGTGGGGCGTACCACGGAAAAACTGAAAAAACGGCAGTAGAGCAAGACCCATGGCCAGCAGCAGCAAGATCACTTGGATAATGCCGGACACTACTTACTTTTCAATCCTTGTGTCAGGCAAAAGCAAATCCTTGAGGTGCTTGACAGCCAGATCATCCAAATCGTTGTCGGTGCGAGTAACGATCCGCTCCAACATCGCAATGATCAGCTCTTTGAACGCTCTGGAGCGCCACATCGTCATGACCAGCGGTTTGAGAACTAGAAGCATGGGATTGACCTAGTTACGCTGTAACGGTAGCTCTATTGCGCCATGGCCACCAACCCCGAAGAGCAGCACGAAAAGGAGGGCATCTCCGTAGCGGATGTCGTTAAATGCGCTGTCCTTGCTTGGAGCGCCACACTGCTGACCATCTCGTACCTCGGCATTTACGAGAAAATGAAGATGGACAACACCTTCATTGCCTCTCTGCTTACTGGTGCGATGGCTTCGTTTGGCATTGAACGCAAATCAAATGGCAATGGAAATAAGAAGCCAGCTATTGTTGACAACAAGGACACCAAAGCTGGCATCAAATGACCCGCACACTCCTGGTATTGGGCATCACATTGGCAGCTGCTTTGCCTGCTAAGGCGGATCTTCAGCACAAGATCATGTCGTCGGTTCAGCTGCAAGTTGGTGGTGCGGTAACTACCGCAGAACGTCTTGGTTCCTCGTTCAGCATCTCTGGCACCAACATCGACACGACTGACGGCACCACAGCCAACACCGTCTCAGCTGGCACGATCACCAGTGGCGTCTACTCACCTGGCACTATCGCTGCAACGCAAGACGTTCCAGGTGATGCGTTCTCCTTTAGCCAGACCTACCGCCAAGCTGATGCCGTTCCAACGTCAGCAGTAACCACAGGCGATGCTGCAAACTTTGGCAGTCTTACCTCCACAGCAGCTGGCACGCTTGGCACTCTGGCTGGCACCATCTCATCTGACGGTGGCATGACCATTACAGGTGGTGGGGCCAATACGCTGGCTGTCGGTCAGCTTGTGACCGAAATCACCATCGACTGATGCGTTGGTTTTTACTGCTGTTGTTGTCCGCTCCAGCGGTAAATGCTGCTCCGGTGATCCCTAACTTTAAACAGGGCACCATGACCTCTCACACAGAGACGACCAGCAAAGTCACTGAAACGATTGTCAGTGAAAACTATTCGACTGGTTTTGAATACAGTGCCAGCGGGGTAAACGTTGCCCCGTCAGGTGCGATTAACCCTGTCTCCAACACAACGGTCAACGGATGGACCTCCTTAGGAGCGCGACCAAACTGGTCAATCGTCAGGCCAGGAGAAGCATTTCAATTTGTCGAAAGTCTGAAGGGGCCAGGGTTGTCGAACATCACGACCATTCAACGCACCACCGAAATCACAAGCGTTACCGATACGGTCTCCTCCTTCTCGGAATAATTGCCACCGCTCCAGTCAACGCCCAAGATGTTGGCGGTATCTCTGCAACCGCTTCTCCAACTGCCACATCGTCTGGGTCAGTTAGTAACCAAGCAGTGCAAATCCTTCAAGGTTCAGCGATTACTAATACTTATGGCGGCAACATTCAATGTCAAGGCCCGACGTTGACCTTTACGCCATATCTCAACCGCACCAAATCATGGGGGCTGCCTTACGAGTACAGCTACCCAGATCCGGTTTATGACCTTTCTGATTTAGATGACGACGGTCGCTTAGACAATCCTGGGGACACCCTGTTCTTCAAAGACACACGCACCGGGCAAAAAGATAACCACAACTGGAATGTTGGCCTTTCTGTTCAAGCAACCATTCCGCTAGACGGTGGACTGCAAGAACGATGTAAAGCAGCAGTTGATACTCAACTTGCGCTCCAAAAACAACTGCTGGCTAATAAACGCCTTGATTTTGAGATCTCGCGTTTAAAACACTGTGGCGAACTCAAGCTCAAGGGCATTAGGTTTGCCAAAGGCTCACCCTATGAAAAAGTTTGCGCTGATGTCCTCATTTATACGCCGACGCCCCACACGCATCTCATCCCCTCAACGACCTCTGCAACGCACGTCGAGCACTAACTCCTTCTGGAACTGGTTGGCGGCCCAGAGCTTTCTGCAGTTTCTTGGCAGCCTTTTTGATGATCGGTCGAATTAACTTCAATAAAAATGGCGTACACAATCCAGCTGTAACGCCTATCACTGATGATGCTGCAACTGTCGTTGCCTGTGGAATCGTAGGCAGCGCCTCAATAACCTGCTGTGGTAACGATTTTGGTTGAATTTCTAGCTCTGGTTTTGCTTCTGCTTTACCTGTTTCTGTTTTGGGAACCCTTATAGGAACAGGCTCTACAGCTGGTGGATCAGCGGGCGTTATTTTTGGTGGAACGACCTTTGGCGGCATGACCTCAGGCTCCATATCCATTGGATTGAAGTGAGGCAAATCGATCACTGGCACGCCAATCTCTAACGTGACTGGTGGCGCTTGCGGTATTGCGACCTGTGGCAGGTCCTGAACGACGTTAATCTCAGGCACGACTATTTCCCGAATCTCCATGAAGTCAGAGCGGTTTACAGCAGGTCAACTTTGGATTGAACGTAACCGCAGACGCGAAGGACCGCCTGTTGTCTACACCGTATTGTCTGGCAAAACAGCTCGGCTGTTTACTGACCACAAGGCGATCCTCAAGTGGGTCAAATGGCCCAAGGGCACACCAACTGGTGATGCTTTACGCGAGTGGTTGGCGTCGTTTGAGCAAAAATCTCAAGCACCCGCGCCAGAACTTGATATGGCAAAAATCAAGGCTGAAGGCTTCGGGCCTGAAGCTCATGACGACGATCCAACCGCCAACACTAAAATGGTGACGTGATTGCAGGGCCTGTCTGCGTTGGCAGCTTTGGCATCTCAGAGATCTCTGGGACGGGCACCTGATCAAGGATCGTCTTCGTCAACTCAGTTTTCAGATCATTGACGTACTTCTTGGTCAATGACGGAATGCGCGTGTAAGCCACCACCGTTCCAGCAACCAGTGCTGCAGACATCGCAAAGGATGCGACGGTCATCACGTTGAAAAGCTTTTGCATGATTTGAAGAGCAAACAAAAAGCCTCCGTACTCTGCTCAATACGGAGGCTCCCTGCTGTCGTGTGAGGACTATTCAGTTATAGCTCAAAAAGAATACTTGCCTCCCACCTTCAACCCATAGCCAGCATCCACATCCTCGAACTTAGCGGCAGAGACTTCGCCGTAAACACCAAAGGATTCAGACACAGCTGCACTGATGCCCATCTTGCCTGAGAAGCCAACCTCAGCATCGCCGCCATCAGGCTGGGCATAAGCAGGACCAGCTTGGATGTAAAGACCACCCTTTTCGTAGCCCACATGGCCTTCGAGGACAGATCCGGTGAAGTCCGAACCAGACCAACCAGCGTTGAACTCAGGGTTCAGGTAGAAACCGTCGGCTTGAGCAGGAGATGCCAGCGCAGCTGCTGAAACGGCGACACCACTCGCAATGAGAAGTTTGAACATTTGGAAGAGAACTAACGTTTTCCTTGGCCACGATACTTCTTCCGTCCATGGGACGGTTTAGAATGTGATCCATGGCCTTGACGTGTCTTTTTAGGTTTGCTAGGGACAAAGTTTTGTCCGCTTAGCGACTTGGCCATTACTCCTCTTCTTCCTCGTCAAAGACATAGCCAAGCTCAGTGGCACGTGCTTTTGCGGCTGCTTCATCCGTGAAGTCTTCGACAGTAGGTTGGCCTGAGACAAAGCTGGATCCCTCAGGAACTTCGATGTAATGCACCGCTCCAGCGCCGTGGCAAACGTGATAGGTCATGAGTTAAAGGTAATGGTCCAACCCTTGGTGACGAGATTATTGTAAGCGGTGTTTGCGGCGCTGCTCCAGGTTGATTTGGCAGCGTTTGTACCACCGCTAATAACTAGGCTGATATTGCTAGCACCGTTGGTGTCTAGTGAAGTAAGAATATTCTCAATTGACTGTGCAGTTAAAGCACAACCTATCCATGTATTGAAAAAGGCGTTAGACGCAAGAGTTCCTGTACTGTCGAATAGGTTTGCGGGAAACGTTGTCAATGATTGGCAGCCGTTCCATGCAGACTTCAACGTAGTTGCACTTGAAAAGTCAAGAGCTGGGAACGAAACAAAGCTAGAACAATTCATCCAGCACCCTTCAAAGGTAATTCCACTTGAAGTGTTGATCAAAGGAAAACTTGTAGTAGCACCAGATACATTACTTATATTATCTAAATTACCGTTGCCAAACCACGTTTGGGTAAAATATACACCAGCTGATGTATCTATTAAAGGAAAAGATTCTAAGCTACTGTTGGCATACCATGTTTTAAAGAAAGTAGTGCTGCTTGATGTATCGATTGCAGGGAATGATGTCAGACTTGTGCAACCATTCCATGCACCTTGGAGAGTTGTTGCACTTGATGTGTCAATCAGCGGGAATGATGTGAGACCACTACACCCAAACCAAGGGCTTTTAAGGTTAGTTCCACTTGATGTATCAATTAAAGGAAACGATGTAAGCCCAGAACAGTTTGCCCAAGCGCTTTCGAAAGTTGTAACCGATGCTGTAGCAGATTCTATTTGCTTATATTCGGTCATGTTATTGGCACCAAAGAAAGCCAGCCGCAAACTTGTGCCAACTGCATTAGAGTCAGTGCCTGCATATACAATCGAAGTGATTTGGTCTTCTTCACCGGAATCGGCGAAAAGGGGATAATAAGCACCAGAGTTAGAGTTTATCGTTATTTTGTATGTCCCTGAAGTCGCGTAGGTATGAGAAAGATTATTAGCAGTGCTTGTCTCAACAGCACTACCGTCGCCCCAATCAACTTTATAATTAACCGTGCCACCAGCTCTTAACTCAAATGAAGTTCCACTATTGCTAATGGTGTAGCCAAGACCTACGTTACCATTTTGAGTAATTGTCCAACCTTTGTTGGCTAAATCAACGTAAGCGTCAACAGCATCGTAGGTCCAAGTAGAAGCATTAGCATTGGTGCCACCACCCATCGCTAGGTGGATATTTGAAGCACCATTAGTATCTAGTGAAGTAAGGATATTCTCAATGGATTGTGCCGTTAATGCACAATTAGAAAAAGCAGTATTAAAAGCAGCTGAAACAAGTGTTCCTGTATTATCAAATTGGTTTGCAGGGTAAGTGGTAAGTGAAGTACAGTTCATCCAAGCACCACCAAAATCAGTTCCGCTAGTTGGTGTAATAGACGGAAATGAAGTTAGTGAACTACAGCCAAACCAAGCACCCCGAAAATCAGTTCCACTTGATAGATCTAAAGCAGCAAACGATGTGAGCCCCGTGCATCCATTCCAAGCGTCCCTTGGAGTAGTAACGTTTGAAGTATCAATAGAAGGAAACGAAGTGAGTCCAGTACAGCCCTGCCAGGTATTACGAATACTTGTTCCACTTGAAGTATCGATCAATGGGAACGATGTCAATCCAGTGCAACCTTGCCATGCGCTCAGAAAGTTAGTACAGCTAGATGTATCAATAGCAGGAAAGGACGTAAGTCCAGTACAACCTCTCCAAGTAGCTTGCAGGACGGTGACATGTGATAAGTCAATGGAAGATCCGAAAGATGTTAAAGACGTTGTTTCACGTAGCCACTTGGTGAGATCTGTGTCTAAAGAGCTGCCGCCAGTACCATCGACTTTGGTAAGACTTGTTTGAAAATCAGCAGCACCATAATGTTCTGGACGAAAAGTTGAACCCTCTGCTGGTGTTATTTTAATTGTGTAAACACCTGCAGTGGAATAGGTATGGGTTTTTGCAGTGGTAGTAACACCTGTATCTGTTGACCCATCTCCCCAATCAACGTCATAATTAACCGTGCCGGTTGACCTTAACTCGAATGAAGATACAGAAGCTGTGGTGTACTCCAGAAAAGCAAGTGAAACGACGCCACCAGAAATACTTTGGCGCAGTCCCTTGTTCAGCCCATTATTGAGGCTTGTCTGCAGTCTTACACCCATGGTTCAAAGCGCCCCAATAACGGTTGCGACTGATGTGGAGTTGCCAGAGCCTGACAGGCTGACAAGACGCAAGCGCACATGCGTCACAGGCGTGCCGCTCAGCGAATAACCCGTTGTCCCGTTTGCGGTAATTGTCGTGTCTGCCGCGTCTTCGTCAAGATTGAAAAAGTTTGTGCCATCCAAGCTGCCCTCAAACCGCACCACCACATTGGTGTTGATGTCTGTGACCGTCACCTGGAACGTGATTTCAGATGCTTTTACTTCAACCGAACTGGTGGTGCCTGCAGCTGTCAAGCTGGTCAAAGCCTCAGTTGTAAAAGGGAAGAGGGCCATGGCAGCGAGAAAAGCTCAGCACTTCATAAGAGCAATCTAGCAGGTGATCATGAGTTGTAAGTAACCGTCCAGCTTTTGCTCTGCAGATTAGACAAGGCGGTTTGTGCTGCACTGGACCAAGTTGAATACGAAGCGTTTGATCCGCCGCCAATGTGCAGTTGGATGCCTGTAGCGCCGTTAGTGTCTAAGGAGGTGAGAACGTTTTCGATTGATTGAGCAGTTAGCTTAGCACCATTAAAAGCATTGTTAAAGGCATTAGTTGGTAAAGTACCGGTAGAGTCAAACATATTTGCTGGGAAATTAAAAATGGAAGAACCTCTCCAGGCCTCCCCAAAGTTTGTACCACTTGAAAAATCATAAAACGAGGGAAAGCTCTTAATATTGCAAGTCCGCCATGTAGCACTATAACCACTTACATTTGACGTATCTATACTAGGCAGTTCAACAACTGTAAAAGTTTCTCTGTACATGCTACCTATATTTGTAGCGCTTGAAGTGTTTATTGCGGGGAAAAATCCACCTCTGATGTTTCGGAACAAAGCAGCAAGATTAGTTCCTGAAGACGTATCGAACAAATCGATGTGAGCAAGAACAGTGCATGCAGCAAACATATTTTGGAAGTTTGTCACACCATTTGTAGCAGAAAATGCACACTTGAACGTGTGCACTTTGTTTAATCCATTAAAAGCGTTCGTCAAGTTTGTTCCTAAATTAGCATTTTCTGTTATTTCTACTATTTGCACTACATCTCTTATCGAAATATTATTGTTTATATATGGACGGTAAACAGCTGTAGAAAAAATTTTAATTTTGTACGATCCGGTGCTTGAATAGGTGTGAGACGGTGAATTAGACGTGCTTGACTCGATCGTTCCATCGCCCCAATCAATCGTATAACTAACAGATCCTGTAGACGGTACTTCAATCGTTAAATGATCTACGCCTATAGTTATATCGTAGATAATTGAAGCAGTTTCAGAGCCCGGCCAATCTTTTTCATTTTGACTTACGGCTTGAGTTTGCAAGTCAAAAACACCAGAGGCATCTTTGCGAGTAACTTCCTGCTCCGATGCTGTAATTAAATTCCTGTTGTAGTACATCCTTAGCTAATCTCCTCATAAGAACAGATTGCTTGCAGATCACTCGCAACACTTGCAATAACTTGAATCTTGTCGTTTTCCTCTAAATACAGCTGTGTGTCTTTAGACACCACGACCAATGTGGCGTTTGCTGGGACGGTGATCGTCTTAGCTAAATGGAAGTTGTTCGATCCAGCCTTTTGCAGAATTACCTCAATGGTCGCGGCGTTGGTGCCGTCAACGTTCGAGATGACAACTGAATTGATCTTGAAAACCTTGTTGCTAGAAGCAGCATTGGCGACCAGGTCAGTCGCAGACGTTCCAACAGCTACCCCGACGCTTTTGCCGGTGACGGTCGTTAGTCCTGCAATGTTTGGAGCGGTCATGGCGTTGCCTCTTAGCCAAAGATTAGCGCAGTTGCGGTAACTTGCGCTCTAGTCAAGCCGCCACCAGCATCTGCAAGCGTGATATTGCCGTTAGAAGAGCTGTAGGTCAAAACTTGACCGTTAGACGCTCCAGACTGCAAGCCTGGAATGCGCAAACTGGTGATATTGGCATCGCCAAGCGTGATTTCATTAGAAACACTGTTTGAACTTGCCTGCGCTCCGCTGCCCAGAATAACATTGTTACTGCCTGTTTGAAGCCCTACACCAGCTTGATAACCAAGAGCTGAATTATTGGTTCCGGTTTGTAAATCCTTTAAAGCATCTCTGCCTAATGCTGCGTTACTGCTGGAGCGACAAGAAGAGAGAACATTATGGCCAACACCAGTATTGCTGTAAACGTTGTTAGAACTTGCTCCTGCTTGAGCTAATGCGCCTATGACTACATTGCTATGTCCACTAGTAATATTTTGTCCAGCGTTATAACCTATATATACGTTTGAACTAGAGGTTTGTGTTTTTCCAGCACTCGTACCAATGCAAACAGTTTTAGCTGCTGTTGTAAGAGCTTTACCAGCTTCATAACCAATGGCAACGTTATCATCACCCGTACTAACAGCAGTTAAAGCTTCATCGCCAAGAGCAACATTACGCTCTGCACCAGACTGTTCAGAATCAAGAGTATTGGTTCCAACGCCTAAACTGTTCGTGCCGGATGCGTTGTTAGGTAAACCACCACTAGCAGCTGCCCATGACGTTCCACCAGAGCCGTCGGTTGTCAGCACTTGGTTTGCTGATCCATAGTTGGCGGGCATCGTAAACGTGATGTCGCCACTAAAGTCAGAATGAGCAGGGGCTTTGATCGATGCGTAGTGTGCGTTGCTGGATTCACAAAACAGACGCAACTCAGATTGAGCACCCTGGTTCTTTACGCCCAAAATACCGCTGCTGATGAACTTGGAGTTCATGTCCAAGTCACCACCAAGTTGCGGCGTGGTGTCAGAAACAATGTCTGATAACCCTGCTGCACCCGTTGCACCAGTCGCCCCAGCGGGGATGGTGAAGTTCAGAATTGCTGCTGTAGTCGTGCCAGTGTTAGTAACAGAGGCATTGGTGCCGGCTGAACCTGTAGTGGTTGTCCCGATAGCAACCGTTGCGCTGCCTGAAACACCAGCAGGACCTTGAGGCCCAGCAGTTTTAACCTGAACAACAGAGGCGTCAGACTGAGAAACGATAACTTTTGTCATGTTGTGTACCCCTGCGTTACCGAAATAATACCCTCAAGGTAATACTCCTTGAGGCCATCAGGGTCAGTCAACAGCACGTCGTAATAGCCTTCATCGGGGAAAGATGTTGTCTGAGTCGACGACAAGGAAAGCTTGATTGTTCCGGCTGATCGGTTGGTATAAGTAACGGAAAAATCTGCGTGCTTTGTTGTGCGAGCTTCGTTCCAAACTTGTGACGCTACAGTCCAACCTGTAAGGTCGATGGCGGCATCAGTGGAATCCTTGAACTGCAGGGTGATGCTGTGATCTGACCTGCGCTGCAGCACGAAGTTATAGGTTCCGGGGGATACAGCCATGGCAAGCCTCCTCCTGAGATTTTACACCGGTTAATGATGACTTGGCCATCAGCCGCGGAATTGCTGGTACTTCTTCGCTAGTCCAGTAAATAGACCATGCATCGGATGATCCGGGTCGTCTCGACGGTCATACACGTACAGCTCATTGAGCCATGCTTGGCGATTGGCCATAGCCTCAACATCCTCCGCGCCAGGCTTGCACGGAATCATCGGATCGGGTCGTTCCACTTGCATTGATCGTTGAACCTAACGTTACGGGCTGGCTTCCAGTGCTGCAGCGTTTTCAGGCACTGCAATCCAAGCTGCGTAGGCAGCCTCTAATTCAGTATCCGTCGGCTGGTCATCAGGACCACGCCAAACAACAATGCTGTGTGGTGGTGCGTTGCTAGACAGCACGTACTCGTTGTTGTTGAGGCCAAGCTGCAACAGGGCAATGTTAATGTCCATGATCAAGGCTCCTTGAAGATTTTGACGAGAGCATAGGTCTCGACAGTGCTGAAGCCAGCTTCGATGCCAAAACCATTGCCAGTAGCAGTGGTCGAAGCCTGATGCTGCAACTCATAAGTCGTTGCCGATGTAATCGTCACACGAGCTGCACCAATTGAGTCGTTTGGACTGTTGTTGGTTCCGGCTTGAGCAAACTTTGACGTTCCAATGCCAATATCTGCTGAATTGGTCGTGTCGCGCAACTTTGTTTTGTGCCTATCAACTTCAAAGGCCATTGCCATCCATTCAATAATGTATGTGCCAGCTTGAAGCGTAAAAGCATTGCTGCTCAAGCTCACAATATTGTCAGGGTCAAAAACCTCAGTGTTCAAACTGCGTGTGCGCCATGCGCCGCTGGTAAACGTGCCCGCTTGTGTCCCTGCAGATTGTTGCTCAGCAATAACTGCCGACGAACCACTGCCAATGTTGCCCCAGGCTCCACCGGCATAAACTTCAAAGCTGGACGATGTGCTGTTGTACCGGATGTCGCCATTAGCTGCAGAACCCGAACGTTGAGCTGTCGTTCCAACAGGTACACGTAAAGCAGTTGTACTGCTGATCGTCACATCACCCGTAAAAGTCGGGCTAGCTGTAGTCGCTAGACCAAGGTTGGCCGTTCCAACGCCCCCAACGGCGCTGACGTTTACATAAGCATTATTTGCAGCGTTGCGAATCTTGAGCGTGCTATCGCCTGTATCGACGTACCACTGGAACGCAAACGTGGTGGATGGGTCCGTCGCGTTACTGTTGTTTGACGCAATAGCCGACAGGGCGTTATTCAGGTCACTTCTGAATGCCCCACCGGAGGCGTTCGCAATACTGTAATCGTGGGTAGCCACAACAAGTCTGCTTTGTATGGCCTAAGTCTACTGCCCCCGGCCAACGCCGTTAGCGGTGTAAGTGAAGTTTCTGTTTACGTTGTTGTTGCTCGAATCCAGCACGTCGATGTCAAAGCCTGTGCTGCTTACGTTGGAAATGTTGAAACGCTCGTCAGCGCCTAGGTTTTGCACCGTGATACCAACGCTTGGCAGCTGAGAGTTGGCACCCAGCAGGTCTGCCGTTCCAACAAAAAATGGCTTGGTGAACGTCACTGACTTGGTCGAGGTGCCGCTTGCAATCGCTTGCACCGACTGGTCTGTTCGTGGAGTCAGCTCGACCTTATACCCCAGCTCATCCACCAAGATGTTTTCGTCAATTTTGTCGCTGGTCAGCTCAGTCTTGAACTGGAATGCACGGCCCTTGAACGTTCCATTGTCAAATGACGTCCATTCCCCATAGGTTGGCGATCCGCTTGGATCATCATTGGTAGAGCGGATATACAGTTCAGCATTGACGTCGTTGACCTCCGCTCCATCGAAATCAGTCCAATCATCAATCAGTGCGGTGCGGTCATCGATAAGGTCAGAGGGCAAGATGCCACGAGTTACAAAACGACGCTGGAACTCAACGGCCTCTAGCGCCATACCCATATCAACGGTGTCCAAAAATGTGTACGTACCGGTTGACCGGATGTCGCCTAGATAATCAATAGTGGAAACATCGTCAACGTCAGTAATATCGTCAAATAACGTGGTGCCATCAATCGTCAGCGCGTCGTATTCGTCGTTGTAAAACGTGCCGGAATTGGTTCCTGGGAATGGTGGTGTTTGCTGGTCCTCACGGTGATTCTTCACCAGCAACCTGCCCACTGCATCAGGCAAGTCAACGATTACGCTGGTGTCGTCAGGGCTGAACCGTCCACCATCATCAGCAAACTTGACGATGTACTCACCCTCAAGCAAAGCCACTGTGGCTTCAGTTGACGCACCAGATATTGCGGTGATTAGATCAACGCTGTTTGAAAACGTGGCGGAACCGTCAGTAAGGCTGCTGTGACGGATGTGAACCTTACCGCCAACCTTCACGTCTAGGTCTACTGTTTCATCCCACTTCAGGCGAGCAGTGTTCCCAGAGATCGATTCAATAGACAGGTTCTGCACATTTCCTGGCAGTGCCGTCTTGCCGAGAAGATTAAACGTTGCTTCAGCAACCGTGCTGCCTTTACCAATAAAGTTAAGGGCTTGAATTTTGACCTCAAGCGTTCCGGCTTTTAGTGAAAGCAGACTCGCTGACGGTGATAGCGTTGTTATCTCGGTGTAGTTGTCGTCATCAACTCGGTAAGAAACCCTATATGTAGCCACACCGTTTGTTGGTGCGGTCCAGCTAAGGCTAAATCCAACGTGTACGCCTTGGCCTTCTTCATACAAGTACTCCTCACCAGTTATGTCAGAAACTGGATCCGGGGCACCGCTCAAATTGGTGATGTCCCGTTGCGTTAAATCAAGATCTCGCTCAACAGCGTCGTAAATCGATTGGTTGTACTGCAGAGCAGTTACTGCATACGTTCCATCATCCCCTTCCACAACGCTAATAACACGGAACTGGTTTGACTGAACATCGTTCGTCTGGATCAGGTAAACGGACTGTGCGTTTGGTGCCTCAGAGAATGCACTGCTTACCGTAATCACCCTGCTGCTAATGCTGGTGATGGTACGGGTCTCGACGAGACCTGTTGGCATCATCACTGCGATGGTTGGCGATTCGCTCAAACTGACAGACAAATCTGTATCGCTGTCAATCGTTATTTCTGTTGTTGTGGCAGAACTAATACGCCCACTCCGACGCGTACCAGACTTCACTGGATCGGCAATATCGACGATGGTGCCTGGCCTTAAAACTAAGCCGCTATCGATAGAGACGGAAAATGTGACTGTATCCGTGAGACTGGCTTCCGTCAAAAGCAACCACTTACCAAGCCTGTGAGCCTGGCCTTGCGAGTAGCAGCCGATAGCGCGAATCTCTTTGTTGACGACGCCGTATTTTGCGACTTGATCCGCTAGCTCAACGTATTCGTACTTGACCTCTCCCAGATCTTCATAGCTTTGATAGGCAACAGTTGCACAGGTGTGACGAGTCTTTAGCGCAGTACCTGAATACAGAAAATCGCCGTTAATAACGTTGGATGGGCCGATTTGATAGCTGGAATCCGCCGGTCGATCTTGATTTAGTACAAACGATCCAGCTCCGTAGTAAGAAATGCCTCTGAACAGGTTTGTAAGCTCTTGAATTACTGTATAAACTTCTTTTCTTGTATTGATAACCATGTTGCAAGAGAATCTTGGCTCTTCTCCGCCCCTGCCGTCAGGGACAAGCTCGTTGCAATACTGACTGATGCTGTAAAAATCAAAAACATCAAGAGTGGACTCAGGAATGCCTGCGCCCCAACGGTTATCGATCAATAGCGAGTAAAGAATCCACGCTGGGTCGTTTGTCCATGTGTTTGGTGCAAGCGTTCCATTGAACACCCCGCTGTAGGTGACCCGTCCTAGGTGGTTTGTCGTGTCTACTGTTCCGTTATGTGGAATGTTGACCTTGATCCCCCGGACAAGGTATTTACGTTGCGGAATGCTTTGAAACTGACGCGCATCAAACTTTAAAAAGCACAGAGCGCTGTTTGGGTAGCGGAACTTTTCATCAATAATCTCGGTGTAGCTCTGCCAAATTGTTTTGTTTGCTAGCTTTGCGCTAGACGAGTCATCGGTAACCCGCTCAACACGGATGTCTACAGGAAAAGCGCCCGTAAGCGTCAGCATGTGATCCCGCTGATAACTGCTGCTGCTTTTGCCTGTGATTACAGGGCTGATGACTTGGTTGTAGCCTCCGCCGTTGTACTGGACTTGGATTTTATATTTAACTGTTGTGCCTCTGATGTCTCCATCCTCTTCAACAACCTGCAGCCGAGGAATTTGGATTGTGACTCTGACCCGATCGACATCAGTGTCAGTAATCGTGCGTACAACAGGTGTTGCCTTAACGACTTCAACCCCTACAGCCTTTTCAGATTGAGGTCCTAATGAATCTGGAATATACGATTGCGATTGAGTGCCGTTCCGTGTGTCAAACGAGTAACCCGTAAAATTATTATCCCCGTTAGGGCTTTGAACTGGTGTTCCATCAAGAAATACACCCTTTTGGCCGCCTTCAATGCCTTCAATCTCTCCTTCACTAATTAGGTCTAGAACTCGCGCAAACTGTACTGACTGGAGAGTGTCTGCATCTTCTGTTGGCGTTCCACGGCTACTACCACCACCACTGCTGCCAGCGCCTTTGCCGCCACCGCCGCCACCACCACCAGTACCGCGAATAACAATCATTGCTCGACGTCCAGACCAGCGGAAATCACCACACTGCCAGCGTAGGCGCGACCAAGAACGACTGGAACAGGTCCGCCTTGTTGAGCAACGTTTGAGATTCCGCTAAAAGAAAACGATTGCAACCTTTGAACGTCTTGCACACTTTGACCTGATCCAGGCGTGTCAAACGTTGGAGTAGGTGAAAGCATTTGAGCAACGCCAGACAAAGTTAAATAAGCGCCAACCTTCAGTAAAGCGATGGAGCCCGTGGCAGTTGCTGCAGCTCCTGCCCCAATGCCTGTTGCGGTAAATGCACCAGCAAATGCCGCAGATGTGCCAAAAGTGACCGTCGATAAAGCAATTAAGGCAACTCCAGCCACAATTAACCCTGTACCACGGCCCGCACCAGTGATAACAGGCGTGATGCTGAAAACCTCCTGCTGCCCAAATGGCAGAAGCAAAGGGCTAACGTCTTCTTCCGTTACCTTTTGCTTGCCAACCGTAACGCGATAAGCAACACCATTTTTCTCGCTATCCATCAACCACCTCTCAAGCTGCGGGAAGTTGACGCACAATGCCTTAATCGCCTGACCTGGCGTCACTACATCAAACTCAAAACGGCACTGACCGAGTAACTCACGCAGTGCGCCGTAAACCTTAACGACTTTCATGCCTCAAGGCGCAGGCAGTGTTCTTCCAATAATAACCGCCGTAAACATCACGGCTAGACAGCCTGCCCTGCACATGATGCAGCACCTGCTGATCACCCAGATAAATCGCTGCATGGTTTGGCACGGGAGAAGCTAGCTGCATTAACAACGCATCACCACGTTCCAGGTCCGCACGCGGGATTTGCCGAAACCCTTCTTTCTCAAAGTTTTCTAGGTACAAGTTCTCGCCGTTTTCCCACCACTGATCTCGACGGTCATAATCGTTCAGCTGCAGGCCCCATTCCCTTGCGTACCAATCACGGCAAAGGCTGTAGCAATCAACTACGCCATGAGCAAACACCCTGCCTACATACGGCAGCTGATAGCCAGATGGTTTGCAAAAACCCCACTCCTCTGTTCGTGGATTGATGATGTACCAAGGGATTCCGGTCTTTTCACAGGCAACCAAATCAGCCTCTGACGGTTTTGGGTTTGTTGTGGGATGTGAGTGAATGACGGCTACAACCTCTCCATGATCCTCGGCGTTGGCGTAATCAAGAGGATCCAAAATAAAATGCTCATCTGGCGTTGCAGCCAAGTTGCGACAAGGGAAATAACGCCGACGGCCCTTGACCACGCAGACCAGACCGCAACATTCCTTAGGTTGTTCAGCCTGTGCGTGCTGCAGGATCTGTTGTTTAATCGTTGGCGGCAACGTCATTGAGTCAGTCCCACGCTCGGAAACGAACCAAACGGCAGCTCCCCGTTCTCGCCGAACCTTAGCTTGCACGATTCAATCCGCTTGCCACAACGGTCCTGCGCTAACGATCCAACCGTGTTGCCATTCACATCAAAATAATCGGTGCCGGTATAACTACATTCACTGCTGCGGTATTCCCACTGGCAAACATTGGCAATGCACTGACGTTTCGGCAGCTTTTGTCCTGCCACATCAAACTTGCTGGCCAGCTCAAAAGATACAGCGTTGCGATTTTCAGCTGCTTTGCGGTCTACGAAATACCGTTCCTCCGGGAAAGACGCATAGGGATCAGCATCACTGTTGCCTGATGCAAAATTGGCAGCATCAAGGAACTTCTTTAACGTCCGAATCCGCCGGACTTCTGCGCCCGCTAAATCGTTGCCGACCGTAGTGGCGTTGACCAAGAGAAGCAAAGCCGTTACAGCACTGGTTGTGTTGGCAACCGTCAACGTCGGACGTGGCAACGTACCAGTGTTGGTGTACTCAAACCCTTCCGCCTTGACCGGAATGCGCACATACGTCTGACCGTTCCAAACAATGTTGCCGGTAACTTGGTCATTGACGCCTGCGTGCCAACGCAGGATGTCGGAGCTGCCATGCAGATTATTGTCCAAGCGCAGCTCAAACAACTCAATGATCGCACTGGGGTTGAAGACGCTCAGCTCTTCGTAAACACTGGGGAAACCTGTCCATTCGACCGTGTTATCAGTGGTGGTGTTCCCGCTTTCCGTTGGCCAGTTTGGCTCGCTGCTGCCTGACGTTCCAGCAGTTGTGCAGCGAAACCACAGTCCAGTTGCTTGAACTGTTGTTGCTCGACGTATATCACCAACTGAAAATGCGGTGCTAGCGGCCCATGCTGTGACTGCCATTAGGGTTCAAAGACTTGACGGAACGTTGTCTGGATTGTGGCGCGGTTTAAGTACGGAATCGACTTGCTCCATGTCTCGCACACAAATTTAGAACTACTGCTTTCACCTGGTGGGGTGAAGTCAAAGCTGTCGTTGTCAGCAGCTCGTGCATCCAAAAACGTTTCAATCGTGTCGGCGTCTGTTTCCGACACTTCAAACGTCAACCTAAAAACCTTGGGATTTTGGTTGAGCCCAAACGTAACTCTGGCCTCAAATCCATCTCCAAACTGCACCTTGCGTATTACAGGCGCACTGGTTTTTTGGATGCCGTAGGTCGGCGTGATTGAAGGGAAGGTAGCCATCAGCTTGCGAGAAGACCGCCAGGACGTTTTTGCTTGACCAACTCAGCCTGCACTGCAGCGCCAAGCATTTTGCCAAGTTGTGCGGCTTGATCAGAATCGCCTTCGACAGACGATCCAGAAGCATCCACGTTCACCACAATGTTAGAGCCGCCCATTGCGTTGTTTGGAACGATGTTGCCCTGCGCTCCAGGGACAAACAACTCGGGGCCACGCTCGCCAACCATATACGGACGACCTGCGCCAACCGCTCCGCCAAGCGCCCTTGGTTGGGCAAATGGGCTGTTAGCAGGGTCATACAAACCTTTTGGGTTAATAACCTCAGTGGGGACGGGCGGCGGTGGCGTTAGCTTAGGAAATTGAGCAGCACCTTCATAACGACCACCTGGCTTCATCAATGAATCAAATGGGTTAAAAATTGAACCGATTAGTTGGCTAATGCCCATCCGCAACAGCTGATTAGCAATTTGCCGAAGCACATTGGAAGCAACCTCACCCAACGTCTTGGTCTTGTCCACTGCAGCAGAAATCGCTTCGACGACACCCGTCTCGATGCTCTGACCAATCTGCTTGTAAACGCTTTGAAGCTCTGCTGTTTTTGCTTTTTGAATTCTCAGGTTTTCATTTAAAGCGTCTTCTAACGTCTTCCTATCTTTAATTTGTTTGAGAAGATCTTCATAAACCGCAATTTCATCAAGCCCGGCTTCGCCCATAGCCTCTTTCAACGCAACTAGCTTTTCATCGAGTAAAAACTCTTCCTCTTTGCCCTCCAGCCTTGCTCCAAGCAAAGCAATTTCACGATTCAAATCATCGCGAGCAACTTCTCCTTCCGTTCGCGTTGTTGCAAACGTCGCTAACCGCTCCCTAATTTGAAGCTGGTTTAGCAGCTCTGCACTTTTCAGTTGCTCTGTTCTCAGCGACTGATTTTCTAGTTCGTTTATCTTTCTCTTTCGGTCTTCGTGCTCGAATTGTATTTGCAGTAGATCTCTTGCTACGTCGCTGCTAAGCTGACGCAGCTCAACCTCGCGAGAAAACTCTCTAGCCAAGTCCTGCGCCTGTTTAAGCTCGTTAGCTTTCTGCTCTGCAGTTTTTTGATTATTTTTTATACCTTTTCCAAGGGCCTTATTAATACGATCCTGCAAGTCAGCCATTTCTTGGTCTCGACCTAGCTCTATCTCTTTTAGTTTTAAAATTATGCTTTGACTATCTATCTCATTGTCCACCATTTCTTTCAGTTTTTTCTGCGTTTCAACTATAAAATTTTCTTGAATTTGCTCTTTCAACAGAGAAGCAACTCGTTCGTCAGTCAAATCATTTCCAGCCTCAAGCAAATCTCTTTGTATCCGAAGCTGTTTTTCGCTTTTAAGGTTAAGGGCTTTAACATTTTGTTGTAACTTTAGTTTTTTTGCTTCAAGCTCAATGTTTACCTGTGCTTCCCTGTTTATCATTTCTATAAGGTGCAACTCTTCTGCTCGAAGATCTCTAATTGCTTGCCGGTTTTGTAAATCATTCATTCCTCCAAACTCATTGTCATACGTCCGCATACGCTCTTTTATTTCAGCCCGAATCTCTTGAATCCTTGGATCCTGAGACACCTGAGCTTGAGTAACAACTGCCGTTGTTTTTAAGAATTTTGCAGCGGCTCTGGTCAGCGGCTCCAAAGCTGCAGCAATAGTTGCAAATGCTTGAGAGGCGATTTGAGCCGTAGCGTCGCCAAGATCCTTACTGGCTTTTCCAAAACGTTCTAATGCGGCAACGCCATCCGCTCCAACAACGCGAGTCAGCTCAGCAGTTGCAACCTCAAGCCCTCTGTTTTTTTCGCCCAGTTCGTCAATAGTTTGAATGTGCTCCAGCGTTGCAGTGTTGGCAAGGCCAGCAGCTTCAGCAACAGCCTCAAAATCTCCAGAAATAGGATCAAGCGCTTTGCCTAGACTTGCAGACGCACCGACCATTTTGTCTATTGCAGAGCCAAGCACCTGCAGGCCAACTGTGTATCCGGAGAACATTTCTCCACTCAAGCCGCCACCAACAAGGCCGCCCAGTGACTGCCCTACTCCACCGCCGAACAGCAACGGAAAAGCACCTCCAGTAACAGCAGCATTAAAGAATTTTTTGCGACCTTTCTGCTGCTGTAACCTGCCGCGATTTCTTGCGGCTAGTTCTTTATCTGCTTGATCAAGCACTTCTTGACGAGCCCTGCTTCTTCGCTGATCAGCAGCAATTCCATCACGCTTGGTTTTATTTAACTCTTCCTCAAGCTGTATTTCAAGTTTTATGCCTGCAATGCGATCAGCCGCATAAGACTGCCTGATTTTTTCGCCCTGCTCAAAGAGACTTCTAAACTTTTTCTGGTTTTCTGCTTTTATTGAAAACTGCTTGAGTTCTTGGGTTTTTTCAGCAACAAAAGCGGCCTGACGATCCGCTGCAGCTTTCGCTTCAGCTGCCGTTCGGTTCTTCGCATGTAATTCTCTAATTTCCTCAGCCTGATTAAACAGCTTGATTATTTTTGTCTGATCATTAAGACGCTGAACGCTTTGAGTTTTTGCCGCTATCGCAGCCCTTTTTTCGTCTGCAATTCGTTGCGCTACAGCCTGTTGTTCAGCCTCAGCTTGCTTTTGTTGCTCAAGTTTTCTGTCTTTTGCGTAACTTGCTCTAATCTCAGCTCCCTGCTTCAGCATGGAGTCGAGTTTCATTTGATCGCCGGAAAGCTTAACAAGCTGCTCGCGACTGCCTTTGTAAAAATCGCTTAACTTCTGATTCGCAGCTCTTTTGTTTAACAGCTCAATACTTACATAAGTTTCTTCTATGGTTTTTAATTTTTTTTCAAAGTCGCCAAGCTTTTGAAGGCCCTTCAGGCCAACCTCAATATCTACGTTGTAATTAGCCACAGGGCGAAACGCAGGAAGTCTCGCCTTAGTCTATCGCGATGCCATTGTTCGCGCCCCTCTGCCTGTCTTAGCTCGATCCATCACCCTTTCTTCCTCCTCTGACTTCAGCTCATAAAAAGCTGCCCAGCCGATCAGCTCTTCCCTGGTCAAATGAACCGTCAGCTGGGCCACCGTCATCCCCAACTCCTTCGCTAGAAAAAATATAAAGAGCCAGTCGTTACTAGCTTTTTAGGCCTGCCTTCGCTTCCTCCACCTTGTTTTCCGCGCCAGAAGCCAGCATTGCAAGCTGGATGTCCTGCAGTACAGAGGCCTCAACTGCATTCTTCAGCACAGCTTTCTCACCGTCTTGAAAAAGGCGCTTGCCATCAGCGTCGAGAGCTTTCTGCATCATCATGTTGAGCGCAAAGTCCCCGGCATCGTCAGAGTCGGTTTTCTTTTGGATCGACTCGCGTTCACTAATCGTTAATGGGTGCCAGTAGACCTCAAGTACAACCTCGCCATCGACCTCTACAGCGTGCTTGTAAAGCTGACTAACGCCAAACTTGTTGCGAAGCAGCTCAGTGGCACGCATAATACATTGGTGTTTCAACTAATATACTATACAACTGCCGTAAATTGGCAAGAAACAATTCCAAGGAAATGAGGACGATCTTCCAGTTCAATAGATGTAGGACCGCTAATATCCATAACCCTAGGCGAGACGTTAGAAGGGGAACTGTAGTCACTTGCATTGACGGAAGTTAGCCCGTCAATTACAGACTCTCCTATTGCAGAAAGAACGGCCGTTCCAACAGATTTTGGAACGTAAATGTTGCATTGAATCACCCCGCTGTAGTAGTCAGCAGCAGCACCTTGATTTTGCAAGGTTGACTGGTTAAAAGTTATCCGCATTGAAACGTACTTTTTGGTTTTACCAGGGGTTGTAAATTTTACGTTGTCGTAAACCATTTGGACGCTGCTATCGGCCGCAACAACAGCATCAGTTACAGCCTTTTCAAAAGCGGCTCGAACGTTTACAAGGCTCATGGTTCAAGAATAGTAACAGCCGGCTTAAGGCGTGGCGTAGACCCTGTTTTGTAAGTAGGAATAGCCCCGCCGACCCGCGCCATTGGTTCCGCACCAATTCGGAGGGTGGCAAGACGTGGTTTTTCTCTAAATGCGTTTTGCACCTCCTGCGCTAAATCTTGCACATAAGCCAAGACGTTTCCGTCCTCAAGAGCATATGCTCTGTAAAAAGTTGTATTTCCAATAAAAACTGGTGAACTTTTTTTGTAGTTAAAATAAAATGGGCCAGGATACCTTCGCTGAATTTCTCCTCTGTTCTTTTTTACGCCCCATGCGGTCAGTGCGCCGCCTTTGCCCTGTGTTTTTACGTGATACGGGCTGTTTCCACCCGCCTCTCCTCCCCACGGGGCTTTATTTCGCCTATTTGAATCGCTATCTTTGCGACTTTCTGCCTGAACTTGCCGAGACCTAGCCGTCCAGCTAGAAGCAAAATACCCGGTGTAAACAGGACTAACTTCTTGTGTCGAAAGAGTGTCTACTATCCCGTTAATAAGTTTGTTAAAGCTGTTGTCAAACCACTCTTCTACATCGCCGCTAATCCGGTAAAGATCGGAAGCCATCAGAACACCACCTCCAGGATAAACAGATACTCTTGGCCGCCCCTGTACGTACGAATGTCTACGATCTGAGACTCGCGATTCGCTCCAGCGTACTTTAACGTCACTTCATCTTGGAACGTAGGTTGGTTGCCGCCGATCTGGTCAGGAGACACATAGATCCTTGCAGTTCGTTTTTCGGCCTCTGTCTCTTCCTCTGATCGAATAAATTCAATCGGAACATCAATGTTTTTATAAGATCGATCAACCGTTGAGAACTCTCCGGTTTCGACGTCGTATTCGCCAGAGTGCTTGCGCACATAGTTGATTTTGGTGTCTAGCGATGAACCAAGGTCGGCAACGATTGCCTTGGCTGCTTCTTTGAAAACCTTGTCAAGTGCGCCTGGCATATCAACCCCTCACAACGCGTAGAGAATACGAACCGCTACCACCAGAGCAATAAGCCCCAAGATAAGACTGAAGCCAAGGGTAAACGTCGAATACGTTATTAACAGTTCCAGTAGCCTGACTAGAAGTGTTGTACTTGACTTCCATCTCGCCGAGCTTGACGGATTCGTACAATCCCGTATCGCCGGTAGACCCTGTAATCGACTCCGTGTCATTAGCCAGTGCGTTGGCTAATTCATAAGTAGCGTATTTAATGTCGTTTGGAATCGCGGAGCAAGCAAGCTCAACACGATCCACATGGTAATTATTGCGAGGCCAGCTCAGGGCTTGGTCTGCATTGCACCGATCACCGTAAAAATTCAACGTATCGATCCAGCGCGTGGCTGAAATCAATGCACGGTTCTTCTGGTCATCAGTCTTGTCGTCCCAGTTGGTGCTGCTTGGAACGGTTTCAAAGTAGGCGTTCGCTTCTGCCAGCGTTACAAAGCTGTTGGCGCTTTCGCTTTCAAGAGTGGCAGTGATCGTGGCAGCCATAGCAGCAAAAGAAGAAGGCCCCACCTAATGGTAGGGCCATTTGTCTCGTCAGGATCAGGACTTGAGGCCGTTATCCAGAGGAGTGTTGACG